GACCTTGGACAAGATGTCACTACTGACAATGTCGAGTTTAGAAACGAAGCGCTGAAGGACAAGCTTCAGAATTGGCCAGCGAATGAAGTCCCGATTGTGGATCTTGCAAGCCTTGCCGAGCTCATCAGACCCTTGCAACTTGCGCAGGAGGAACAAACGGCGCAGCAGCTCTTAGCGGTTGCAGGCCGCTACCTTCGGCCAAAGCACCGAATGGTCTTCGGCACCAACGCAAGTTCAAGCAAAGAGCGCCTTCGGGAGCTTTTCGACGCTGCTCAGAAGTTGGATGTGTTGATCGACGACACTCTTGGGGATTTGATTCAAGTTGTCGAGCAGGCGCAGAGGGAACTCGCAGCGCAGATAGGCTATAAGTCCGAATTCAGCGTCACTCGGCTCGCAATGGCGCTCACGACGTTTCAGCAGACGCTTGCTTGGCTTGAGTGGAGCCTGGAGGTGCCAGCTAATCGCCCCTCGAAAAGCGCACGGATGCAAGCAGTGCTGGACGCATCGAGGATCCTTGAGACGGCCACTGGCGTAGAGATTCAAACGAGCTGGGGGAAAAGCGGCACTGACGCAAAGGACCGCTTCAAGGGCGAGCTCGCAACAATCCTCCTGAGGTTCATGCGCATGCTTGAGCCGCAAGCGAGCGAGCAGTCGCTCGTCAGGGACTACCGGGAGGTTCACACACGCACTCGCGACGCTCGGTCCACCAAATAGTCCTGCAGCATCGGAGGACTTTTCGCAGGGTTCGCGCCTGCTGCGTTTTGGGTCAACTGGGAAGCCTCTTCACGACAGGAGGCCTCCATGTCAGACCCACTCTCTCAATCCTCGCACATGGCGATCGCCTACCGATACGTTGCGGAGCTTAGGGAGAACCCGCGCAACGCCCACACGCACAGCAAGCGCCAGATCCAAAAGCTTGTCGCGATCATCAGTCAGGTGGGTTTCAACAATCCGATCCTCATTGATCGCAACGACATGATCCTATGCGGCCACGGCCGCCGGCTCGCCGCCCTCGAACTGGGCCTGGAGAAGGTGCCGACAATTCTTGTTGATGGTCTCAGCGACGCTGATGTTCGAGCTTTGGTCCTGGCCGACAACATCATCGCCGACCAAGCGGGCTATGACAAAGCCGTGCTTCGGAGCGAGCTCCAGCACCTCGCGGAGGTTGGCTATCAACTGGAACTGACCGGCCTCGACACGATTGAGATCGACACGATGCTGTCGGTCGAGTGCGACGAAGCGGACGACGACGCCGCAGAGGAACCCGTTGAGCAGCCGGGCTCCGAGCCGCCGATCAGCCGAGTGGGCGATCTCTGGCATTTTCCAAGAGGCCGTTTGATCATCGGCGATGCGCGTGATCCCTTGGTGATCGAGCGCCTGATGAATGGCCGGCGCGCGCAGCTTGTGTTCACCGACCCGCCGTACGGCTGTGCGATCAAGAACAATGTTTCAGGCCTCGGCCGCACCGTCCATGAGGACTTCATCATGGGCGCGGGCCAAGAGTCCTTGCCCGACCTTGCCATTACGATCCTCCGTCCCGCATTCAAAAACATCGCGGCGCATTGCCAGCCGGGCGCGATCGCGTTCGTCTGCTCGGACTGGAGGGCCGCAACGCACATGCTTGACGCAGCGAAGGGCGTGTTTGAAGAAGTGAAGAACTGGATCGTGTGGGCAAAGACCAACGCCGGCATGGGCAGCTTCTATAGAAGCCAGTTCGAGTTGATCTTCGCTTTCAAGGTCGCGCCGGGCAAGATCATCAATAACTTTGGCCTTGGCGAAGGTGGCAGACACCGATCGAATCTTTGGACCTATTCTGGAGTGAATACATTCCGGCGGGGCCGAATGGAAGAGTTAACTTCACACCCGACAGTCAAACCCAAGAAACTTGTCATGGATGCGATCCTCGACTGCTCGCGCCGCGGCGGCATCGTCCTCGATGTGTTCGCAGGATCAGGTACGACCTTGGCGGCAGCGCAAGCCACAGGACGGCTCGGCTATGGAGTCGAGCTCGACGCCAGGTACGGCGATGTGACCCTCCGCCGGCTCGCCAAGCAGACCGGCGAAGTGCCGCTGCTGGACGGCACCACGCCGCTCGATGAGATAGCCGCTGCGCGTCGCCACGCCGGGCCGGATGCTTAAAGATGGAGCGCGAAGGCGAAGGTCGGCGCAAGGACGGCAAGCCGTACAAGACCGGCAACACTCGGCAGGACGGCAGCTACGCTGTGGGGAAAAACCGCGCGCCCGCGGAGAACCGCTTTGCCGTGGGTGACGGACGCAAGCGCGGTCGCCGCGCGGAGGGCACCAAGAACTTCGAGACGGATTGGGAAGAGGAGCTCAACAAAAAAATCCGGATTAAGGTCGATGGGGTGCCGACCTCAATGACCGCCCATCGGGCGCAGGTGAAACTCACGATGGACGCGGGCCGCAAAGGCAACATTAAGGCTCAGCAGATCATCTACGACAAGGCGAGTCGGGTGCTGGCCAGTAAGTCCGAGCGCCCGACCTTCAGCGATGATGGGATCATTGAAGCCTGGCTTGCCCAGCATAGAGCTGGGGACGAGACCGGCATCGTCGGCGACGATGGCTCAAGTGCCAACCCAATGAGCAGCGTAGGGAATGAGGGTGCTGCTGGGACGCCTGAAGAGAGTGCGGCGGATGATCAGTAACGAGCAGGTCTTGCCGGCGCTGCTGCGCCAGCACTTCTCGCTTTTCCTGCGCTTCGCCTATCGCGAGATTGGCGGCGATGGCGCCTTGCAGTGGAACTTCCACCTCGATGCGGTCATCCATCAGCTGGAACGAATCCGCACCGGTGCCAACCAGCGGTTGATCGTCACTGTGCCGCCCCGGCATCTCAAGTCGGTGATGCTGACCGCATGGGTCGCCTGGATGATGGGGCGCAACCCCGCGGCCCGCTTCATCTGCGCAAGCTACGGTTCCGAGCTCGCCGAGAAGCATGCGCGCGACTGCCTCAGGATCATGTCGTCTCCGTGGTACCGTCGCGCCTTTCCTTCGCTGCTGCTGACGCGTCGTGCGGTGCTGCACTTTGAGACAAGCGCTGGAGGACACCGCGTCTCCACCTCGGTGGGCGGTGTACTCACCGGCATCGGCGCGGATTATGTCGTCATCGACGATCCAATGAAGGCCGATGACACGCATAGCGAAAGCGCTCGCGAGACGGTCAAAGCCTGGCTCGACGAAAGCCTTCGCTTTCGTCTGGAGTCGCTCGATCGGAGCGCCATCATCCTCGTCATGCAGCGACTGCACGAAGATGATCTCGCCGGTGAGCTGCTGTCGCGCGGCGGCTGGCACGAGCTGCGTTTGCCGTCGATCGCGCCAGCAGACGAGCTGGTCGAAATTGGTGAGAGGCGGTTTTACCGGCGGCGAGAAGGGCACGCGCTCCACCCAGCGCGGCAGTCGCTCGCCAGGCTCCAGGAGCTGCAAGCCGAAAACGCTCTCGTTTTCGCGGCTCAGCAGCAGCAGGATCCAGTGCCGCGCACCGGCAACTATGTCGATCCGGCGTGGTTTCAGACGTACGAGACGGCTCCCCAGAGCGGCCTCGTCGTGCAGAGCTGGGATACGGCCACTAAAACGGGGCTCTCAAACGACTACTCGGTCGCCATCACCGCCATCTACTATGAACGGCGCTTCTACATAGTCGAGGTTCATCGCGAACGCATGGACTTCGCGGCGCTCCGCCAGCGCGTCGAGGAGCTTTGCAACAAATATCGCGTGCAGCGCCTGTTGATCGAGGATGCGGCAAGCGGGCAGCAGCTCTTGCAGATGCTGCGCAAGCCCCCGCGCGGGGTGCCGCTGCCAATCCCCTGCCGGCCCGATACCGACAAGCACGTCCGCTTCCACGCACAGGCAAGCCGCATCCAGGCCGGCGAAGTCGTCCTTCCTGCAACTGCTCCTTGGCTGCCGAACTTCATTAAGGAAGTAGCCGCTTTCCCCAATGGGCGCTTCGACGATCAAGCCGATGCGCTTGCGCAATTGCTGCGTCACGGTGCCCCCTATGTTGAGGAGTTCTGCACCGCCGGGCCGATCCTCGTCAGCCCTGACGATCCCCCATTAGATTACGGCGATTATATGGAGGATCCTTGGGGCATAGCAGGCATCAGCTAGTGGCGGTAGTCTGTGCGGACGGTGCCAGCAGAAAGCGCGTAATCTAATCCGTTGCAATAGGCGCACAGGACCCGCGCCTCTTGGCCGAGTACCAGGGGGCTTGGGAACAGCGGACGGCTTCTCCTGGCCCCACTCCTTAGAGTTGCCGGGCGACCCTCAAGCTGCCGCCGCTCGCACGCCGCTACACCGGGCTCATGTTCCCGCGCCGGCCGAAGCGGCTGAGCAACGACACCGCTCAAAAGAATGCGGCATTGAGATTTGTCGCAGGAGCCGGCACCTAGTTCTTGTTAC